TGTAACTGATGTATGTTCTGTTCCTAAATAATTAGCAACTTTTTGAGCTGCGAGTAGGTCTGGAGAACCTTCTAATCCGATAGAAAAAGTTCTAACATTTGCTTTTCCACATTGTCTATAAAGATTACAAATAATAGAAACAATTATACTACTATCAAGACCACCCGATAGTAGGCATCCAAATGGTCTATCTGTTATTAATCGTTTTTTTACTGAATTTATTAATTTTGATTTTATAGTATTTATTATTAATTTTTCATCTTGATCAAATTGTTTATAATCAAAATGATAAAATCTTTTAGTATCCATAGAAAAATCATTTAGATTAATTTCTGAAAAAGAACCCGGGGGATAGAATTTTACATCATTATTATTTTCTGAAATACACTTCATTTCAGAAGAAAAATAAATATTATCATTTTTGTATGAATAATAAAGAGGTCTTATTCCAAATGGATCATGACCAATGATAATTTTATTTAATATACTATCGTACAAAATAAAAGAAAAAACTCCATCAAGTTTATCTATAAAATCAGATACAGTATATTTTGAATACATATGAATAATAATTTCACAATCACTATCAGTTTCTAGTGTAAAATTATTATCACGTTCTAATTCTTTATAATTATATATTTCACCATTACAGATAAGAATATAGTTAGGGAAGGTTTTAATATTTAGTGGTTGATCGCTTTCTGGATTAAGACCGTTGATTGCTAAACGATGAAATAAAAAATAAATATGATAATTTTCATTATGAATATATAATTCTTTTGTAGAGTCTGGGCCTCTATGATTACATTTATTACCTAATCTTTTTAGTTGTTCTGGGTTATTTGATATTTTTGATATATTAGCGAAAATACCACACATTTTAAAATATAGATTATATTTCTTTTTTAAGTATTAAACCCCAATTACCCTTTTCATAGAAAGATTTTTCAATCTTAATATTATCATTTATTAGAGATTCTAATTCACCTTTTCTAAAAACATAATAATATCTTTTACCAAGGAGATTTCCTTTTTTATCTTTCCAATCTACCATATTTTCTTGTTTTACAAATTTTCTTCGTGAGTCTGATTCTTGTTCTAATGCCCAAACAAGGATAAGTATTTTACCACCATTTTTAGTAACTCTTATTAATTCATGAATTGCTTTTTTTCTTTTTTCTGTACTTGAGAGGTGATGAAGGACAGCAATACAAATTGTATTATCAAATATATTATCATTATATGGGATGTTAAGGATGTCTCCGATAACAACATTTAGATTTTTCTGTAAACATATATTTACAAGGTTTTTACTAAAATCACATCCATAATTATTACAATCTTTTCTATAAAGCATGTTTTTACCATTTCCACAACCAATATCTCCTATATTTGAATTAGGGGGTATTGAGTCTAAAAAGTTTTCAACACAAGTCCATGGACGATATCTAGTATTGTCAAATTCATTTGCGATTTTGTCATATATTTGTTTAACATTTATTTCTTCTATGGTCATTGTTATATAATAATAATAATAATGATAAAATCAAATTTTAACATTTTAAATAATCTTCTTTTGATTTAGCTATAAATGGGGATTTTTTGTTAATACTATTGTAATTTGCGGTTATTTCTTCATCTTTTTTAATATTTTTTGTAGCTTTTAATTGATATAATTTTTTATCTTTACTAATCATAGTTGAATTCATACTTTTACTACAATGATTAATATATCTTCCTTCAACATTTATATAATTTTGAAATTTATTATAAGAAATTGGACCATACAATATTTCATTTTTAGGTTTATTTTTGAATAAATCATCTATGATAATATCACCTTTTTTGAAATCTTTTGAAGCAAATAGACCATTACCATGTATTTTTGAATATGAAATATATGTTTTTTGATTATTAGTTATAAAATAGTCAATAGTTAAAATAGTTATAAAAAAAATACCTAATTTGAGAATAGTATCATTCATTAATATTATTATATATTTTAATTAATTGATAAATCTTTTTCAAGCATTTTATCTAATCCCTGTAATTGATTATACGGAGAAGCTAATGGGGGATTAAAATATTGTTTGGGTTGTCCCACCATTCCATGAAACCAGTGTTTTTGACCATCATCAGATAAGAAATCAACTCTAAAATGTGTTGTATAATCTTTATTTAGAAATACATCTTCAAATAAGTAAAGCTTTCCGTTCCAATTATTATCTTTTCCATATAGTTTTTTAATATCTTCTGTGACATCTACTTTTTGTTTATTCCTTTGCCATATTTCTGCTTTAACAAGATTTGGTCCTTTATAATTTTTATAATAATCGCATTCAATCATTTTTATAATATAAATATAATATTTTCTTTAATATATTTATAATGAAAAACAATCATATATTTTTTATATTAATATTTATTTCTTTAATTTTAATATTAACATGTGATAAAACTGATATAGAACCATATATAAATAAAAAAGAATTATACGATAAATTAATGGGTGATTATAGTAGAATATTTCCAGATGGTAATAGGAATGCTTGTGGAGCACAATTTTATCATCACATAGTAAGTAATTTAGACCCATCTATAGAAGAATATAATTCATATAATAAATATTATTGTTCTGTTAGTGGTTCACCAATAGATCATGAAGAAAAAAGATTTGATAAATTAGTTGTTAAAGATTTGAATGATAATAAATTTTTTGGTGATTTTTATAGATGTTGTTGGCCATGTGTTTGTGATGTTATGAAATATGTACGTATAGAAAACCATACAATTAATCTTAAAGGTAAAGATTATGGACACTATGTATTAACTATTGGAGATCCATGTTTTAATGAAAAGAAAATTCCTAAAGAAGTATCTTGTTTTAAATGTTCTAATAAAAAGACTATTAACGCAATACATACAAAGTCAGGCAGAATCATAATTGGAGTTATTTATAATGTTGAAGAATATGATGAAAACAAATATAATAAAATCATTACTGATGTTATGGGAAAATGTGAAGAAAGACTTAATACTGAACCCGATGATTTAGTTAATGGTATGGGTGATATATTTGTTAAATTAGCATTAGTTAATTCTTCTTGAACATCTTTATTTATAACATCATTACTTTTTTCTTCTTCTTCAGTTTTTAATTGAGATATGGGAACATTACATTCTTTACAAAAGTGATCTACTAGATCATCATTTTTGTAGTCATTTAAATATTTGATTTCTTTTATTTCTGATGCGAGTAGTAATCTTGTACATATAATACAGGGATAATGTGTTATATATGCGGTAGCGCCATTACATGTAACACCTCTTTTAGCACAATCTATAATAGCATTTTGTTCTGCGTGTAGGGTTGCTTGTTCGTGATTATCTCGTACAATAGAATTATGTGGACATCCTGGTAAAAATCCATTATAACCTTGGGAAATGATTCTATTATTAATAACAAGGAGACAACCCACTTTTAATCTTTCACATGGGGATCTTTCTGATGTAACAGATACAATATTAGAGAAATAATCATCCCAAGAAATTCTTTTATGTTCCATTTATTAATACATATGATTGGTTTTCTTTTAAATACTTAAAGAAAATATTGATAATATCAAATAAATGTCTTTTAAAGATAAACCATTAAAAAAAATAGTAGCCGATACACGCGTAACTATAGATGCATTACATACTAATAAGGTAATTGAGTTTAAAGAAAATAAAGATAAACATAAAGAAATGGAAGAAGAAATACAAAAATTAAAAGAAGAATATAAAGAAAAAAAAGATGAAACAATACTTCAAAAGATAAGAGATTTAGAATTAGAAAATATAAAATGTGATCCTAAAAATGAGATAGATTATTATTTGGATACATCATTATTATTAAATGAATATTACATTAATAAAAATAGTGAGGTAAAAGTTAATAAAGAAATCACTGTATTAGATTTTATGAATATAAAAAAAGAAGAACCTGAAAAAAGTAATGATATTATAAATGAATACATGTCTATAATTGATGATACTATTTTAATAAATTCAAGTAATAAAAATATTGAAAAGTGTCCTCAATGTAGCAATGTTTTAATTTTAAAAAATGTTGATAGTAAATTATTATGTGAAGAATGTGGATTTACTCAAACAATAATAATAAATTCTGAAAAAGTATCTTATAAAGATCCTCCAAGAGAATCTTCTTATTTTGCTTATAAAAGAATAAATCATTTTAATGAATGGTTGGCTCAATTTCAAGCAAAAGAAACAACTGATATACCCGAAGAAGTATACAAGGGTATATTAGATGAATTAAAAAAGAATAAATTTATAAATATAAAAGAACTCTCTTATAAAAATGTTCGAGAAATACTAAAAAAACTCAAATTTAATAAATATTATGAGCATATTCCACACATAATAAATATAATAAACGGACAAAAAGCACCAATATTAACACGACAGTACGAAGAACAATTAAGAATGATGTTTAAAGAAATTCAGACACCTTTTATGACCCATTGTCCTGCTGATAGAAAAAATTTTTTATCTTATTCTTATGTTCTTCATAAATTTTGTGAATTATTAGAATTGGATGATTTACTTGTATATTTTCCATTGTTAAAAAGTCGCGAAAAACTTCAACAACAAGATCAAATATGGGAGAAGATATGTGGGACTTTACAGTGGGAATATATTCCCAGCATTTAAATTATCTTTTTCATCAACAACAATATGAGGTATAAATCTATCTAAAGTAGCAAATGTAGTTGCTGCTAATAGACCTATAAAAATAGCGTGTTCATTCATTATTGAGCAACCTGGAATATAATATGTTGATATTGTGACAACTGTTAAAAGAATTATGTATTTAATTAAATTTTTTGTATTTATCATTTATTATAAATATATATTTTAAAATTCAGAATCAGAAGGAACCATATCTACTAAACTGGTTTGACTAGATGTCTTTTTCATTTCTCCAAATTTCTTTTTCATTATAACAAGGGATCCTTCTAATGTAATTACAGAAATACAATTAATCATAATAAAATAGTTTTCATTAACAATCATATAAAACAGAAAACAACTATTAGCAAAAATATTAATTGCCATTGTTTTAGATGATAAATCTTTTGCTGATCTTGTTTTATACGTTTGATAAACCTGAGGAACTCTTGAAAATAATCCGCAACATGTTCCAATGAGAGAAATGTAATCAGCAATAACTTTGATATCCATTTTTTATTATTACTTTTATTATTATTGTTTTCACTATTTTAAATATTTTTTTTAATATAATTATATAATATAATATATTATGGAAAATTATGGAAATAATGGCTTAGTACCTAATATTGGACAAACCGGAAACATTACAAAAAACATAGAAGAAAAATCTATGTTTGGTGATTATGGTAAAAACTCAGTTAAAGATATATTTGAAGAATCTCCTGTAAGTAATATTTTCTTTTCTCAAGGTAATGTTGAAAATATACAGAAACTTATAAGATATAGAGTAAATAAAGAAACTAGTAAAGTTATTGATAGACAATCTAATAATAATTTAATTGTTATTATGAGATCGATTTTCCTTCAATATGGAGATGCCAGTTTAACAACAAAAGAAGCATTGATTAAAGAAATAAGAAATTTAAATGATAGAGTAGCAAATTTTTCAGTTGATAGAATAGTTAGTCAATTAGGTCAACATGATACTTATTTAAAAGATATAAGTTCTATGCCAAGACCTTTAGATCACCCTAAATATGATAATAAACGTAATTATACATATGATACAAGTAATATAATTAGTAATAATTAATCAACTTCATCTACAGTGGGTTCTGTTTTAAATTCTTGGGGTACAGAATTCATTCCACCTGGCATATCATTTGGTACTCCTTGAAGTTTCACCATAATTGGATTTAATGTTTGATTTAATTCTTCTAATTTTGATTCATATTCTTCTTTTTGATGTTCATCAAGAAGCCATTTTTCAGTTTCTTGAATAAGGTTTGAAGTGCTTTCTACTTCTTCTTCTGAGAGTTTATTCTTAGTATCCTCTTTACTAAGCATTCCATTTAATTGATAAATAAGAGATTCTACATTATTTTTTGATTCAATAGTACTTTTTATCAGTTCATCTTCTTCCTTAAACTTTTCAGCATCCGAAACCATCCTTTCAATATCTTCTTTACTTAAGCGACCTTTATCATTAGATATAGTAATCTTTTCAGATTTACCTGTTCCTTTTTCAGTTGCTTCAATATTCATAATACCATTAGCATCAACATCAAAAGAGACTTCAATTTGAGGAACACCTCTGGGAGCAGGTGGAATTCCATCAAGTTGGAAAGTTCCAAGTTCATTATTATTTTTTGTCATTGGTCTTTCCCCTTCAAAAACTTGAATTGAAACACCGGGTTGATTATCTTGAAATGTTGAAAATACTTGTGACTTCTTAGTTGGAATTGTAGTATTTCTTTCAATAATCTTTGTCATAACTCCTCCAGCTGTTTCAATTCCAAGTGAAAGAGGGGCAACATCTAAAAGAAGAATTTCATCTGCTTTTTCATCACCCGAAGTTGATCCTGAAAGAATAGCAGCTTGTACTGAGGCACCATAAGCAACTGCTTCATCTGGATTGATACTTTTACTTAGTTCTTTTCCATTAAAATAATTAGATAAAAGTTCTTGAACCTTGGGAATTCTTGTAGAACCACCCACAAGAACAATTTCATCTACATTACTTTTACTTATTTTAGAATCTGTAATAACCTTAGTAACTGGTTCAAGGCACTTATTAAAAAGTGGCATACATAGTGATTCAAACTTAGCACGAGTAATTGATGTGAAGAAATCAATACCATCATAAAGAGAATCAATTTCAATAGAAGCCGTATTTCCACTAGAAAGAGTTCTCTTAGCCCGTTCACATGCCGTCCTTAAACGTCTTAGAGACCTTTTATTACCTTCAATATCTTGACGATGTTTTCTCTTAAATTCCGTAGTAAAATGTTTTACGAGAATATTGTCAAAATCTTCACCACCAAGATGAGTATCTCCTGCTGTTGCTTTAACTTCAAAAATACCTTCATCAATATTGAGAAGGGAAACATCAAAAGTACCCCCACCAAGATCAAAAATAAGTACATTTTTTTCAGATGATTTATTATTAAGACCATATGCTATAGCAGCAGCCGTTGGTTCATTAATAATTCTAAGTACATTTAGACCGGCAATAGCACCGGCATCTTTAGTTGCTTGTCTCTGTGAATCATTAAAATAAGCAGGTACAGTAATAACTGCATCACCGACCCCTTCACCTGTGTAAGCTTCTGCTGTTTCTTTCATTTTTACAAGTACCATTGATGAAACTTCTTCAGGATGATATTTCTTTTCTTCACCTTTATAATTAACTTGAATAATAGGTTTATTGTTTCCATCATTTACAACTTTAAATGGAAAATTTTTGATATCTCCTTGAAGAATAGGATCATCAAACTTTCTTCCAATAAGACGCTTAGCATCAAATACAGTATTTTCTGGATTCATAGATGCTTGATTTTTTGCTCCATCTCCAATAAGTCTTTCTGAATCGGTAAACCCTACATAAGAAGGTGTTGTTCTATTACCTTGATCATTAGCAATAATTTCACAACGATTATCTTTCCACCATCCAACGCAACTGTAAGTAGTTCCAAGATCAATACCAACCGCAACCATTAATTATATGATTAAATATAGTTGTAACTTTTTAAATAATAATTATTTTAATAAATAATATTTACTAATATAAAAAAAAATGTTTAATTCTAATTTAACTAGTATTATTGACGATGATGAAGAAGAAAATATAATAGATATAAAAATTGATGATGTAAAGGATAATATAAAGGATGATAATATAAATGACGATATTGTGGTAAATGATGATGAAAAGAAGAAATTAGAAGAAGAAAAAAAGAAAAAATTAGAAGATGATGAAAAAGAGAAATTAGAAGAAGAAAAAAATAAAGTATTAGATGCTCTATATAAAGAAAAAAGAAATGAACAACGTGCTACAATAAATAATTTACGTCAAAGACAAAAGTCAGAAATGGAAGATTTATATAATGAAATCTATCATGATCAAAGTCGTAGTAATAAAAATAGTAGAAGAATAGATAATATATTTATTTGGAGTGGGTGTAGATATGAAGATATTGATAAATATATTCTTGGTGGAAAGGATGTAAACATTAAAAGTACAAGAAATATATTTCATGGAGATGAATCATTAGCAGCATTTCTGTGGAAATATGATATTAAATACAGAACAATTCAAGTAATAGCCCCTAATATTATGAAGTATATAACATTTTTATTAACTGTTATGTTGCCTTTTTTTGTCAATGGTTATAGTATAATTATAAGATGGATTGAAAGACCGGTAAGAGATCCGGATGAGTTTCATAATTGGTCTAAATTATCACTGATACATACAGAATTTGCGGGTTTAGTTATAATAATATCATTATTTTTATCAGATTTTATTTATTTATTTTCTTGTTTTATGATAAATTGTATATGTGCCGCACCAGATGGAGTTAATGAAAAACATTTGAATAATTTATTTCATAAAATAGTTATTTTAATTTCAACACCGCTGATAATTTTTTCTTTGGTTAAAATATTTATAATTATATTTGAAGAATCCAAATTTTTTATTAAACATATTGAAACTATAGATGCTTTAAATGATACACTTGTTAAAAAATCAAGTATTATTGGCAATGATGGAACTAAATTTGGAGATTTAGATTATATTCCATTTTTAATAATTGGTGTAATTTGTTTTTTAAAACAAGTTAAAACAAATATAATGAATTATAATCATTTTTTAACAAACGTACAATTTAATGATTATGTATCGCGACATAATGAAAATAGATACTTTTGGAAAAGAAAATCATATCGTATGAGGCTAGATTATTCTATTTATGACCCCGAAGCTATAAAAAGAGTCTGTCATAATATGCAGAATATAGGTAAGTTTTCATTATTACGGGTTATAGTTTGGACAAAACATCAATTACCTACATTAATATTGAATAAATATAATAATCATATTAAATCTAAAAATACATATGAAGAAGATGAAAACTATTTTTATAGTTCAAATAAATTAGATAAATTAGATAATTTAAGTGATATAGATGAAACTGATCGAAAATTAAAAGATTTAGAAAAAGAAATAAAAAATAAAAAAGACAAAAAAGATAAAAAAGATAATCAAGAACTTGAAATATTTAGAGACAAATGTTGGCCATGTATATATTTTTCTCATCTCTTAGTTTTTATTTCTGTCATTCCAATCGTTTTACCAATTATCATAATATTTGTAGTCATCATTGGTGTAGCTTTTTTAAGTTTAATAATTAAAATAAGTCAGATATCATTTGTTAGTGAATTAGAGTTATTGGAATGGGATTATGGAAATGTTGTTCAATTTATAGCATTTTTAAATAATATACTATCTTTAGATACGGGCAAAATTCAATCATTTAATTCAATAATGACATTTATGTTTTCAGGAGAAGATGCGAGTGAAAGTACAAAAGAAAAACGAGCACGTGTTAATTTTGTAAATGGTTTAATAAGTTATTTAGTTAAAAAAGTAGGGTTATTTAGAACTATAATCACATTACCTCAATTAAATACAGATGATCTTCAAAAAATATTTATAGAAGAACAAGGTTTTAATCTTAAAAATAAAAGGTTTGATATTAATGAATGTAATAAATATTTACAAGAATGTGAAGATGATGATGATTTTGATTTATTTTCAAATAAAAAAGAAATAAAAATTATATTTCATAGTGACGATGATGAAATAAAAACCGATGATGAAAATATAGATGAAAATATAGATGAAAATATAGATGAAGAAATAAAAACTGATGATGAAAATATAGATGAAGAAATAAAAACCGATGATGAAAATATAGATGAAATACATACGGGCGAAGAAGAAACTGATGAAGAATTAGTTAATCATATTATCAATGAAGATGATATTAATATTAGTATTATTCCTTGAAGAGTATTAAATAAAAGTTATCTTTCCATTTTCTTCATTCATAACGTATTTGAAACCTCGGGAGTTCCAGAGATTTGTAAGTCTCTTGAATTCTTGTTCTGTAATACTAATTGATTTGGGTTTCCGCGTACATGTATTTTCATATTGTTTCATGGTCCAGAAACCGTCATTCACTTTATCTTGGCAGCAATATTTAAATGTCTCTGGTTTGTCCATGTCTAGTTTTTGACACTCGCAGAACGTTTGATTGTTAGCCATTTGTTTTGTGTATTTAATTTTAAATTAAATAGCATAAAATTCAAATTTAAATATTATTTATATTAATATGAGTTCAATTAAAAAATTCGAAGAATTATTAAAATCTGGATTAAGTGTTAAAGATATGTTTTCTGCGACCCCCGTAGAATTAAGAGATGAGTTTTGCTTTTTACATCTGAAATCTATAGGAAGAGAAAGTGCATATGACCTTTATAATGATGTATATCCGAAAAAGAAAAAAACTAAAACTAAAACATCATCATCTTCATCATCTTCATCATCTTCAAGTAAATCTGGTAGTAAAAAGAAGGGTGGACGGGGTAGAAGGTCTAAGAAAACAAAAAGACGAAGAAGAAGATAATTCACTAATTATCATAATAGATTAACCACCATTCAAGTGTATTTGGATCATTTATATCTGAATAACAAGGACGTATACAATATTTACTTTTACCCATTCCGCTGGTTACTCTTGATGTTTTAAATAAATCTTCTTGTGATAATATTCTATTTTTTCCTGATATATTAACTGTATAATAACAATTCGTTATTTTATCTTCACCTGGTTTTTTAGGTGATCTCCGTTTTATTACTTTTAGTTCTCTACCCTTTTTAACCATATCTTCAAATGTTTTATATGGTCCCTCTATAATAGGTATATCCTTAACTTTTTCAGAACAACCTTCTTTTAATTGTTCAATATGTTTTACACTATTAAATGTTCCAGTGCTATATGTAATGTCATCATTCTTATCATATTGGGTAGTCTTAGTATTCCATACAATTCCTTTTTTGAACTCCATATTATTTTCCCACAATTCATTGTAATTTTCCAGAGATGGGATATTTGTATAACATATACTATCACCATTATCATCATAACCGGTTAGCCTACCGAATGAACCCTGAATAATACTTGAATCATTTGGATTAGGGACATATCTTTCGTATGAGATACCTATATACTTTTTATATTGAGTTTTGGCGCACCTTAATATTTCGCAGTAAAAGATAAATGTATGTTTTTCTGGTTGTTTTTTAAGAATATCATTGATATCATTTTTCTTTGTTTTAAGATAATTTTTATTATATTCATAATTTTCTCCAAATACTTTTTTTATATTGGACATTACTTTTGATTGGTTATTTGTTCCGTCTTTATTTTCTCTCTTATTAGGAACTCTGACTAAATGGTACCTTGGATTAATAAAATTTTGTTCTATATCTTTTTTAAGTTCTTCTACATTACATTTATTTGTTAAATCTTTGAATTGTTTTACCCTCTCTTGTTCAATCGCCTGTTTAGGTCCATAATGACCTTTACCGGGTGAAAGTTTAACCCTTGCAGAATGATGTTTCCAATCTAAAATATCATTCATATTTCCATCCGGGGTTGCTGAAAATTGAATTAGTTTTATATCATTTTCTATAAGGAAATCTAAATCGTAAAATCCACATTCTTTGAAAGTTTTGTGAATAGTTTGATTTTCTTCACATGCTATTTGAATTTCATCCATAATAATTAAAGAGTTTTGTTTTTCTCTAATGTCTCTGAAGAATGTTTTGGGTAAATTTGCTCTATGAAATACTCTTGAATTAATTGAATCTGGCATTCTATTTTTAGTATCTTTTTTCCATTCTTTATCAGATAAACCTGTTATAATATAAATATTATCAATAGGAATATTGTTTGATAATATAAAATATTGAATGAGTGCTGTCATACATCCCGTTTTACCTGTTTGTGTCATTCCATAAACTAAACAATTAATTATAGATTTATTATTGAATATATTTCTAACAGCTTTCCCACATGTTTTCTGATTTTCATGTATAGTATTTATACCTTTTAATGAATTAACTTCTATTTGTTCTGATAATATATGTGCTTCTTTTTGAATTATATGTAATTCATTTAATTCATACTCAATAGTAGTCCTCTGCTTGATACCTTCCATAATTAATATATTTTATTGTAATTATTTTAAATAGAAAATCAAATTTATAATTTAGTAGGCGTTTTATCAAATTTAAATAATATTTAAGGGTCTTTAGAGAATAGTATTTTATGAATGAATATATTTTATCATGTACAAGAAATACTAATCTTTCTAAATCTTGGATAAAAGAAAAATATAAGATCAAACCATTAATTATATATGGTAATCCCGGAACAGGTAAAACAAGTATAGCTAAACATATATTAAAAGATAGAACGATTGTTCATATTACTAGTGACTTATGTAAAACAAACATAGACTTTGAAGAACATTTGAAATTATCTTTGTATAAAAAAAGTATAACTATGATGTTTTCTCAAAATAATGTTTATAAAGCATTATTAATTGATGATATAACAACTATACAAAAATCAGATAAAAAATTGTATAAATCTATAATAAATTTTTCAAAGAAAAAGGTTAAAGATAATCCTATTATTTATATTTTTGATAAAATAAATCATAAAAGTTTAGTAAATTTAAAAAAGAATAGTTTTCAGATGAATATTTGTCTTTCTAAAAAAAATCTAATAGAAATAACAAAAAAATATCTTTATTCAGAAGATTCTGATTATGATAATTTAAACAATCTTATTGAAAGTTCTAATTTTAATTTACATAATATTATCACAAATATAAAATTTTATAAAAATGACTTTAAAAAGATAAATAAATATGAAAATAATGATATAGAATTATCAGATTATATAAATAAAATAATTAAAATGGATAACTTTACTGATATTTATAGATATTCAGAAACAGATTTTAATATTATTAATCTTAATTTAATAGAAAATATTGACAAAATAATTGGCTCAAAGAAAAAGAATTTAATTTATCTTGATAATATTTATAAAAATACTTGTTTAGGTGATAATATATTAACAAAAATACATCATAATAATAATTGGAATAGTATTGAACATCAGATAACTTTTGGTGTTGTATTTCCTATAATTCAGATAAAGAAAATATATAAAAAAGAGGTTACCTTTGATTATACTAAATATATAAGTAAATGTATAATTTATACTTACAATAATAAGTTATTAAATAAACATGATCTTAATGTAGATAAATTATCATATTTATATTATTTATTGGGTAAGTTTAATAATAATAAAAGTATAGAGAATAAAGATTCCCTGAATAAATATTTAGAAAAATACAAGATTCCTTTAAAAGTAGTTGAGAAGTTTTATAAATATTATGAAAAAGAGTATAAATTAATTTCTGATAAAAAGGTATTGGTGTTTATTTAAAATTTGAAACATTATATAATATTATATTAATATAATAATGCAACTCCGCTCTGGAAAAACATATACGTACGAACCACCTATGAATCAACCTTTTAGAATGATCATTTTGAGAGATAAGATTCCAAAGAAAGAAATTAATAAAATTCCAGAGGGGATTCCTCCTTCAAAATGTATTAATTTCGAACAAGCTTCGAGAGAATGGCGTAAAAATAAGATTAATATCGGTGGAGGAATGTTTATTTATAAATCCCCAGGACGTAATTCATAGGCCCAATGTAATAATACTTGTCTAATAACTGGAGAAACTGTTTCATCATCATAAGTAGTATTTTTCTTTTTTATCATATTAATTAATCTTTTTCTAAATCTACCATTGGGACCAGCAAGCTTTTTCCATCTTTCAATTTGCCTTTCATCATCTTTAGTCCTTCTCCCCTTATAGTACCTACAATACCATTGAAACCAACCATATGGATCTTGTTCTACTATCCAACCACTACTTTCCCAATCTTCTAAAGATGAACCGCACTTTACTCCATATTTATTTATTTTTTTATCATATTTACTTGATGTTACATGTGTTTCTATATTTATTCCAGAAAACCATGATTTTGGATATTCTCTAATAACATCTGAAGAACGGTGTGATTTTCCTGTTATAGATGAGTTTATTGGTCTAAAATATGTTCCTCCAAATGCTCCTTTTTTGAAAACTTGTTTAGGAGATTGATTTGGTTTAAAATCGGGATGATTTTTAATTGATCTTTTAGAATTTACTTTTCTATTTGACCTTCTATTATTTCGTTTATTATCTCTTCTACTTGTCTTTCTTCTATTTGTTCTTCTATCTTTTCTTCTATTATTTCTTCTATTTGTTCTTTTTTTATTTGTTCTTCTTCTAATCATTTAATATATTAAATATTATTAATTCTTTAAGATAACTCTTAAATTAAGAATAATAGTTAATATTAAAAAAAATAAGATGACAATTATACCTATTAGACATTTTATAAAATATGGATATAATTCATCTATAATTTCTTTTATTATTGGATTGAGTATATCTGATTTTATTAATTTCATATTTTCTTCTTTTTTAATTTCGTTTGATAATTCTATTATAATTTTTTTTATTATTTCTGAAAGTCGCATTTTTTACATTATAATAATAATATTAATTCATTATTATAACAAATGTTTCTTTTTAAAAAAAAAGAAAGTAAGGTAGAAAATAAAAGAGAAGAAGAGATGTCAAAATTTTCTTTTATAAATAAATCATCTGAATTAAATGAATGTATTATATGTTTGGAGAAAATGAAAGAAAATGAAAAATTGATGATATTGAAATGTACACATATTTATCATCACGAATGTTTATCTTCATGGTTATCGAAGAAGTCAATTTGTCCTTTATGCGATACTAATATTTAAAAATTTGAATAATAAATAATATAAATAATAATAATAAATCAACTATGGGGATTAAATCACTAACGCAAACGATAAAGAAAAACTCAGAAAATACTATTACAAATGAAAATTTATACAAGTTAAGTGGTAAGAAAGTAGCTGTAGATGCAAGTCTCGTTATTTATCAACAGTTACACAAAGGTCCGAGTGGAAAACTCTTTACAAATTCAAAGGGTAAGGTGACAAATCATATCACTGGGTTATTTTACAAGATAATGAATTATATTTCATTAAATATTGAATTAATCTTTGTATTTGATGGAAAACCACCTGAAAATAAGCAAAGTTGTATTAATGAAAGAAAGGAAAAATCAAAAAAAGCATTAGAAAAGGCAGAAACATGTGAAAATGAAGAAGAAAAACTTAAACTAAAGAAAGCATCACTAAGAATAACAGGCGAGATGATAAATGATGTTAAGAATCTACTTAACCTTCTTGGAATATCGTATATTCATCCCG